TTGCGCTGCCATCCAATGCGGCCCACGAGCCTGTGGTTCCTACGTCGATCTCGATGAAGACCCACACCCAGAATGGGAATATCGTACCACTGCCAGAAGCGAACAGGCAGGTGTAGTCGACGGAGAACGTTCCACCAATGTTGAACAGCAGTTCGCTGCTCGTCAGCGTGAAGTTGGCCGGGGTCGACTCGAAGCGGACGCCAGTCCACTTGTAGGTAGCATTCGAAGAGGTAACCGTCAGGTCGTCACCGGCCGAATCATGCTTGATCGCGATGTACTCCTGGGCGACGGATTCCAGGTTCGACACGTCGGTTTCCAGGTCCGTTACGTCGGACTGGAGCTGGTCAACATCCGCCTCTAGCTCAGTGACGTTGGGGGCCAGGACGGAGCGGCGGTGCTTGAGGAAGCCCATATTGCTGCTTTTGGTAGGGGTAGTGGACGGTCGGACGATAGAGTTTAGCCCTTCCGGGCCATATTTTCTAGGCGAACGCCGCAGCGCCGCCGGTGATTTCGCTCAGTTTCAAGATGCGAGTCGTGACCAAGCACCTACAGTTGATGTCTTCGTACCCAACGCCGAAGGCGCCGGGGTGCATTGTCATGTTGCCGCCGCCGCTCACGAATGGCTCGCCGACGAGGCGACGCTGGCCGTTCATGGTGGCGTGGCTAGTCTGGGCCCCATTGGAGAAGTCGCGCACCCGCTCGTCGCCGGCCGTATTCCAGCCCCGGATCAGCTGGTCGCGCTGGAGCTGCCCGGATTCGATGGCCTGCTGGTACATCTCATCCGTGCCCTCGTGGACTACCCGCAGCCCCTCGGTGCGCGCGATGGTCTCCGATCGTAGCTTTAGGGCCCGCTGGCGGTAGCGCTCTACCATCCTGTCGATCTGGGCCCGGGTCAGCGGCTCGCCGCGGTCGATCGCGCTCCGCACGGTCGGGTCGAACCGCCGATCGCGCAGCTCGCGGGCCAGGGAGGCCCGGTCCAGGTTCTTCAACGCCCGTTCGTAGTTCCGCACCCACTTTTCTTGCTGTTGGGTCAGGCCGATGGAATTTCTGAAGATCCTTGCAATCTCGCGGGGGTTCTGCCCCTCCTGGATGCCGGCGATGAGGGCCTGCTGGGTCGAGCGGCGCTGTTGCTCGGTGAAGTTGGTCACCAGCCGCAGCTGGTTGTCGCGCATGGCGGCCACGGCCCGGGTGTTCGTCTGGTCGAACCCGATGACCACCTCGGCCACCTCGGTCGTCAGGAAGTTGCCCGTGTCGATGCCGGCGGCTACGAACTGTGCTGCCCACACGTTGCCCAGTCGTGCGGCGGCCTGCCCAACGATGGCGAACGCCTCCGTGAAGCGACCCTGCTCCAGCAGCGCGGCCAGTGCGTCCAGGTCGATGCTTCGCTCGATCACCTTGAGCGCGGCCAGGAACTCAGCTTGGAAGCTGGCCTCTGCCGTGATCAGCAGCGCCTCGATGCGGCTTTGTGGGTCGTTGACGGCCATCAGGAATAGTACCCCTTGGTCAGTTTGCTGGTCGGCGGCGGAGCATCATCCTTGGGCCACCGCCGGCGGAACTTCGACATCTGGCGCTTCGCCCACTTCGTGAACTTGGAGCGGCGCCGGCAAATCTTGTCCAGCTTCTCGCGGTATGCTCCCACTAGACGCCCTTGCACATGCAGGTGTACGTTGCGGCGGCTGGGTCGCGGTCAAGCACCTTGATCCAGTACGTCTTCGCTTCGATCGTGATCTGATCCTCTTCTACCGGCACCTGTGCCGGAGCGATGCTGTCGCCGATCAACACGATGAACACGTGGCCATTGGAGACCAGCGTACCCTTGAAGCTCTTCAGGGTCTTCGAGTCGATGAACCCCTTACACGTGTGGTCCGTGTGCGTCGGCTTCGTGCCGCCCGTCAGGTTGCCCGTGCGCGTGCCGACGGTGAAGTGCCGCAACGATGCGTTGTGTGCGGCAGGGTCCGTCAGCACCTTGCCGCCGATCTCTTTGTTGATGATGCCCGACACGTCGATGCCGTAGAGCTTGATGCCCATGCTAGCCGCCCTCCGATTCTGGGATCAGCCTGTTGGGCGGACCTTCCGGCGGTGCGGGGATCTTCGGCAGCGTGGCGAAGCCGCAGCGGCCATCGGGGGTTTGGATCGAGACCACTTCGTAGTGGTTGGTCACGTCCATCGGCTCTTCGCTGTCCGGCGTAGCGGCCATTACCTTGAAGCGGTCTTCGCCTTCGAGCGTGTAGAGAACGACGTGCAGTGTGAATTCCATTTCCATTACGGGTATCCTTGGCTCAGGTCAAAGTCGTCAGCGTCGTAGCCGGCGTCGCCGTCGGCGTCGGTCGTGCCCCAGCTGAAGCCGGCGACATCCGAGCCTTCGATGAAGCAGCTGACGAGATCATTGACCGCCGTTGGTAGGCGGGTCTCTTCGGACGTGCCGGACGTGCCGGTGAAGAATGTTACTTTGGCGCTGCCAGCCTCGACCTTCTTCACGTTCGAGCCCGTGCCGGTGCCGAGCTGAATTGAAGCATCCAAGAACAGCTGGTCCGCGAGTTCAAATTCTCCGTGCGCGATTGCATCAGGCGTCGTCCCGTCAGGTACGGCCTCGCCGCCGCTGCACCCGTCGACCGCCCCATCGCGGGGCCACTCGCGCGGCTGGGCATCCAGGGTCTTCTCCCCGCTCCACAGCACGGCGCGATCCATGAAGCGCGCGGCGCTGATCAGCGCCTGCTGCTTTTGCAGGTCGGTAGCCGTGCTCCAGGTGCTGCCGATCTTCCCGGCGAGATAGTCGTCGGCATCGTCGACTGCTTCCGTGGTCAGAGCGTAGACGCTGTAGTCGACAGCGCCGATGGTGATGGTAGAGATGACGGCCATTTATCTGTACTCCTGCCAGTTGAAGGCAGCGTTTGCTGTGACAGTACCGAGGTTGGTAAGGGCGATGGTGAGTGGAGTTGGGTTTGCACCGGCAAGGTCCAGCGAGAGCGGAAGGCGCCCAGTGATCGCTGCACGTTCGGATGTCTTCGACTGGTTCGTCGCTGGCACGAAGAACGTCAAGACGACGATCCCGCCGGTAATCGCAGTTGCTGCAATGTCGAACTCCATCACGGAGCTAGCATCGACCGAATTGAAGGAAGCGCCCGTCAATGTACCGTTGTAGATCACTTCAACCAATGCCCCCGCACTCCCGCTATTGAAGAGTGCCAACCCGCGTTGGATTACTTGCACGTGATTCGTGATGGAATTGAACGTGGCCTTGGGCCGGATAGTCAAGACCGGCGTCCTGGCGCCGGAAACACCAATCGGCGCGATGTTTGCGACGCTGAATGGGAAGCCGATGTGCTGGTCTTGTCCACCTTCGGAGATGACCGAAGCACATACGGCCTTGAACCCGTTCGGAGCAGACGGAACGTCTGTCGCCACGACTTCCACGCGCACAGGCAGCTGGGCCGAAGTCATGTAGACGTTATCTACCAAGTTGGCGTGTAGGAACTCGTGCGCGTAGCGAATCTTGCCGTCGATCACGAACCCAGCGCGCACTCGGCCGACGCCCAACCACTCCAGGTCGATCACGAGGATCTGCGCCTTGGTCGGATCCAGGTCGGTGTACTTGTCTAGGTTCCAGCTGCTTTGTTCGATGCGCGTATCGACTACCGAGCCGGACGTTTTCGAACGGACGACCATCCACATCGTGCCGTCGATCTCTTCCAGGAAGATGCCGTTTTCATCACTGAAGTACCCGACGCGCTTTCGCACGTTTGCGTCGCCAGTTCCCGCGACGAAGGTCATGAAGATTAGCTGCGACTTCCCGGGCTGGTAGCGGAAGAAGCTGCGCGATTGCCTGACCACCGAATCGGCGTTGGCCGAAACGGTCATGAGCACGGACGACTCGTTCGGCAGGTGCACCGACGTGGCCGTTCCGACGGTCTCTTCGTTCCACAAGAGGGGTTGCTTGTCGTACGTCAGCGTGGATTCGAATATCCCTGTTGGGTTCGAAACCCGCAGCCGGTGGAAGGCGTCCAGGTGTGGGCCATCGCTGATCTTGCTCTCAACCTGTAGTCGATGGTCGTCGGTTACGTACACATGCTGGCGTTCCTTGCCGCCAATGATTTGTGTGCTGCGGCTACTCATTGGGCTGCTCGCCTCCGGTCGGACTTAGTAGTCGTTTTCCGAACCCTTCGCCCTCCTTTGGGGCCTTAGCAGCAGCTGCGGCGGCTGTTGCCTCCATGGTCGCCATCGCCTGGGCCTGTGCGTCTTCGCTCGACAGCACCAGATCAGTGTCTATCTCCGACAGCGGCATCAGTCGGCTCAGGCCGGCCAGCTCCATGATCTCCTGCACCGCTTCGTCCTGCCGATCCACCTGCACTCCGGCGGTGGCCAAGTCGCGGATGACAGCCGACAGCTCGGCGAGGTTGCGGAACGCCTGGGCCTCGGTCTTCAGACTGGGCATCAGGTCGGTGTCCCACCCGTTCAGCTCGAACAGCGGCTTGAGCAGGTCGCGCTCCAGCGCCTCGCGGATCTCGGTCAGCGCGCTGTCGACCATGAGCCCGAAGGATTGCGTCTTGTCGTTCGACAGGCTGCGGCTGCCGGCGGAGTTCTCGCCGAGCATCAGGTGCTCGACGCCGAACACCCGGGCGATCTCGCGCTGAATGCGGACGATCGCGGCCATCACGGCTTCCAGGCTGTAGGTGCCCCCGTCCAGCAGGGTCAGGTCCCACTGCGGCACGTTGACCGGCGTGCGCTGCTCGCCCGTGCCCTTGTAGGGCGTGCTGTCCAGCATGATCCCCAAGTCGGGGTTCTTCACGTGGTTCTTCACGAATGAGTCCAGCCCGGTCACCAGCGCGTCGGCCTGCACCTTCGTGATCACCTTGTTCTTCACGGCCTTGTCCAGCTCGGCGAGCGGGGCCCGCGCCACCGGGATGCCGCGCAGGTCGCCGGCGTACCCCCACAGCTCCAGCTCTTGTAGGCGCATCAGGCGCCGGACCGAGTCGACCACGTGCCGCATCAGGCCGTAACCCTCTGGGCTGTCGTTGATTGCGTCGTCGACCACGTACACCAGCTTCGCGCGCGGGATCGACGTATCCTTGCCGGTCTGCGGGCTGGTCTGCACGGCGCCGAGCACGCTGCCGTTTTTCTCCAGCAGCCACCTGTCGATCGTCATCTGGGCCAGGGCGACCACGTTCTTGAATCCGATCGTCCCGTCGTCGTTCCGCTTGGCGACCCACTCCCCGAGCGCGAACCCGTAGAAGCGGTGCCCGGCCAGCCGGCGCACAATCCG